GTCCAATCGGGACCGTCGCTTCGATCCGCTCTATGCTGCTGGTCCGTATTTCGGCAACCTGCGTGCACGCAAGCAAATCCGTGTGCGGGCCGTCTGGTCGGCGACGAGTTACACGATCTTCACCGGTTGGGTCACCGGCTGGCCGCAGGATTACGCCGAAGGGCGTGTCGATGCGACCGTCGAGATTCAGTGCGTCGACGCCTTGGCGTGGCTTGCTGAAGCGGGCATGACGTTCGATACCGGTGTCGATGTGTTGTCGTCGCTCGGTGCCGTGCGTTGTCATCACCGCTTTGACGGCACGACGTGGAGCGATTCGATCGGCACGTTGCACGCCACTCCGTATGCCTTGACGACGGGCAACAATCAGCCGTCTCCGACGAGGATCACCGCATCGGGCAACGCAAGCGCTCCGGTCAACGGTGTCTCATCGTGGTATGCAGGCGGTTCGCCTGTCAGTAACGGCAGCGTGTCAGCGTGGATGCAGTTCGCTGCGCCGTCGACGTCTGGCACTGTGGAAGTGATTGCAGGCTACCGCTTCGGTCCCGACACGAACGGCGTCGTGCAATACAACTTCGGCGGCTTGTACGGCACGATTGATACCGGCGTCAGGTTGGCCGATGGCGTGCCGCATCACATCTGCTTCACGTACGACGATACGTCTGGCACCTCGCGCGCCTACGTCGATGGCGTACAGACACAGGTGATAGCGACGGGCAGCGGGGCGTCGATCTGTGCCGGTCAGGGCGTCATCGGATATCAGGCTGTCGGCTTCGAGATCTTGATGCAAGACCTGACGCAATGGAATGTGGTGCTCACCGCAGCGCAGGTGGCGCAGGCGTATCGCGCTGGTCTGAATCAGATCGTCGAACCGACGACTACACGTGTCACCCGCATCCTTGACAACATCGCATGGCCAGCAGCGTGGCGCACTTTGCCGCCGACGTCTGGTCTTGGCGCTGCCCGGGGTGAGGTGTCCGACGTGCAACAGACCGGCTTCGCACTGAACGCCTTGCGCGATGTGGAAGCGAGCGAACAGGGCCGGCTGTTTGCCAGTAAGGCGAATTTCCTCACGTTGCAAGCACGGTACGACGCATTTGAGACGACTCGTGGCAACACGGTGCAAGCAACGTTCAGCGATGACGGCACCGGCATCGGCTATACGTCGATCGGCTGGGATTACGAGGATCGCGACGTTACCAACGACGTCACGGTCGACTGGTCGGACGGTTCGCAACGGTCGACGGATTCGACGTCGATCACCGCTGTGGGTCGCCAGTCGCAGACAATCAATACCGTGCTGTCGACGAAGGCGCAGGCGACCGATATGGCCGCTGGTGTCGTGCAGTTCCGCAAGGATGAGAAGATGCGCACACGGGCGATCCGTGTGATGCCTGCGAACGGTGCCCATTGGGCAACGGTGCTGAACCTTGAGATTGGCGACCGTATCTCGGTGAAGATCACGCCGATGGGCGTGGGCGCGCAGATCACGCAGACGCTGACGCTTGAGGCGATCTCGTGGAGCATCCTCGGTGCTGAATGGGCGGTCGACCTGTTCGGGACACCGATCCCCACCGACGTGTTTGTCCTCGACTCATCGCTTCTCGATACTGGCCGTCTCGGCTACTAAGTCCACCACGAAGGGGAATCATCATGCTGCCTGTCGTCTCACCGTTCCCGCTGCCTACCGGTGTCAATCCGGCTGTCAACGGTTTGCTGAACACGGCCGATCTTGTCGAGGTTGGCGACAAGGGTTGGCTACACAAGTCGGCTGCGTTGGCGTTCAACGCTACGGTGTTCGCTGCCCGTGTCGAGCGGGGCATCCCGCTGTCGTACACGTATGGCGGTCTCTACCGCACGTATGCGCAGCAGGTCGAGACGTTCAACGCTCGCTATTCGCAGGTGTCGCTCGCTGTCTATCTGGTGACATCCAAGGATCGACGACGCAAGTGGGAGGGCCGCTACTACCGGCTCCGCTCGGGCCTGTCGCCGAGTGCGGTGCCGGGTACGTCGAACCACGGGCTAGCCATCGCCTGGGATATGGCGCGCGGCTTGGTGCCGTCGTCGGTGGTGCCGATCGACAACGACGATCACGCATGGTTGGTGACGAATGTGCACCGCTTCGGGTGGAGCTACGAGTCGCAGGTCGAGCGCTGGCACATCCGCTACGTGCAGGGCGACAACTTCACTCCGGACGTGTTCCGCTACGTCGGTGCCGTGTTGTCGCCGCGCCTTGCGCTCGGTGCTACCGGCGCTGACGTGGTGCGCGCGCAGACGAAGCTCGGGATCGCCGCTGACGGCAACTTCGGGCCGCAGACGGAGGCGACCGTGAAGTCGTGGCAGGCGTTCCTCAAGCAACCACAGACGGGCGTCATCGACGCTGACCTCTGGTGGTTCCTCAAGTGATCGCGACTCCGCATTGGCTGATCGAGGCGGGCACGAACGCTGGCATCATCACGGCGATGATCGCTGCCGCCGTGGCGCTACTCAAGTCGCCGATCGGTCATGCGGTGCGCTGGGTGTGGGGCAGGCTGTTTGGTGAGCCGATCACCGCATGGCTACGGCGCACGACCCGTGAAAGTGTCGCTGAGGACTTTGTGCGCCTCTGGTCTGGGCTTGAGGTTCTCCGTCGAGAGAACAGCATGCAGCACAATGAGGCGCGCGGTGAACGCATCGAGCAGCACAAAGAGTTGTCGGCACGTCTCGACGATCTGCACCAGCGGGTCGTCAACCTTGAGATTCGCATGGAGGACCAATGACACGCGCCTTGTTCACTCGCACGTTCTGGCTTGACGCCATCGAGCGTGCCACGAAGTCTGCCGCTCAGGGTGCGCTCCTGGCTGTCGGTCAGGACGTCAACCTCATCCAACAGGCAGGCAAGGCCGTTGGCGTTGACGTCAATCTGTTCGCTGCCGATTGGCGCACGGTCATCGGTGCCGCTGTCGGCATGGCTGCGCTCTCGATCCTCACCAGTGTCGCCAGCGCACCCGCGCCCGGCCTCTCGCCCGCTAGTTTCGCACCGCCAGGAGCATGACATGCCATTGACCACAACCGGCAAGAACAACCTCATCAGCGTGACCAGCTTCACGCACGCTGGCGCGTACACCGATCTCGGCGTGACCGAGACGTCGGGTGGCTCGTATGCGCGTCAGGCGATCACGTGGGTCGCTGCCTCTGGTGGCGCTCGCTCGAACTCGGCGACGCTGACGATCCCGATCGCCGCAGGCGTGACGATCCAATCGGTTGGCGTGTGGGATGCTGTCTCAGCTGGCAACTCGCAAGGCTTCTTCCAGATTGGCTCGACGTTGCGCAGCGCTGCGACAGTCGACTCGACCACGGATACGTTTCTCAGCAACGGCCACGGGTTGACGACTGACGATCGCGTGTTCTTCACGGGCGTCGGCGGAGAGGCTCTCGTCGGCGGCTTGTCGGCGACGACGCTGTACTTCGTGCGTGCCACCGGGTTGACGGCGAACGCCTTCACGATCGCCACCACGTCGGGCGGTTCCGCTGTCGACATTACGGCCGTCGGCGAAGTCGCTTGGTTCCGCACGGTACCGGTCACGTTCGCCGTGGCTGGCAACCTCATCATGGCTGCATCCGGACTGACGATCGACGTCGGCGCGTTCGGCTGATCCGTGGCTGAACGCTCGATCACCGATCAAACGACCGGCGATATCACCTACGTCTCGGCGTTCGATCGCGAAGTCGACGGCAGCGAAGGTGCATCGTTCTCGTTCACGTGGTCGGCAACGTCGTACCTGACCGGTGTCATCTTGTTGGTGTCCGGTGGTGTCATCACGGCATCATCGACGAACGTCAACGCTTCGGGCACTGTAATGGCGATGACTAAGCCGGGTAGCCCGGTCGCTGGTGACACGCTGATTGTTGTTCTTGGCGACTACGACATCTCCACCACTGTGACGCCGCCGTCTGGTTGGTCGTCTGCTGTGACTGCGTACGACACACATTCATCGAGCGCCTCATTCGGCTCGACGTCGGTATCGCTGCCCGATGTGACAACGGCCGGATCAAGCGGTGTGCTTGCTGCGGTGCAGATCGGGTACAACTCTGACCGGGCGACAACTCCGAGCGGGTGGACCGATGTAACCACTTGGGATGGCGTCAACCGTGTGTGGTCGAAGTCGGTCAGTGCAAGTGGTTCGCAAGGTGGCCCGTGGTCCTACACGTTGACTACCGCCTCTACGGCCGTGAATGCCGTCTTGGCGTACACGTCCGCAGGTACACCGGCAGCGGTGCCGTTCTCTCGTCCGCAACTCTCCATCTACAGAATGTGAGGCCATCATGGCTGCAATCTCAGGGGTCTACGACCTCGTTCGCCCGTCGACCACGACGTCGACGGCTATCACGATTCAGTCGGTGTGGGTGCCTGCGGGTACTACGGCGATCGAGTTGACTCGCGCATGGGTGAACCAGTCGACGATCACAACGTCGGCGCAGACCCGTATCCAGATGGTGCGCATCACGACGTCGGGCACGGTCACGTCGGCCACTCCGGTCCCGTCGACTCCTGGCATGCAGGCGTCGAAGTGCGTTGGTGGCGCGGCC